ACAATATTTATATGCCATAGTTGCTTCCTCCTTTTCTTTGTTTATAACTCATATTAACTCGTAGTTAAAGTAGTAATATCAAAATCTGTAAATGAAAACTCTTCTACATTAGTATTTTTTGGAGTACTAGGAGTTTCACCACCTACTTGAAAACCAGTTGTGCTTGATGCACTTTCAGCAGATTTTCCTCTAGCAGTCGCTAAATCACCAGTTTCAGTCCAAGACGAACCATCCCAAGCCTCTGTGTTAGCTGTAACACCTGGTGCATATCCACCAGAAACTATTGCAGTGGGACCAGCTGGCACACCAGATCCTGATCTTGAGCTAGCTGTTGTATTTGTATCAGCCAACTCTGTCCAAGTGCTTCCATTAAAAGATTCATTATTCGTTTTATTAGGAGAACCACCAGATACTGCAAGAACATCAGTATAGACGCTTCCTACAGGAGCTATATCTCCACGAGCAGTATTTAGATCATTAACTTCTGTCCAACTTGATCCATTCCAAATTTCTGTTAGCGCTTGATACACAACACTAGGTGGTGGATTATACGTATTACCACCAAAACACATTGCTGCTGTTTGTGGTCCGACTCCCGCCGCACCAGATCTAGCTGTGTTTATACCAGTTATTTCTGTCCAAGAACTTCCATTCCAAGACTCAGCATTATTTTTTCTTGAGCCTGCACCTTGACCAGAATAACAAAGAGCAGCCGTTGATGACGCTCCTGAACCAGCCATATTATAATATGGAGCTTCATTTAAATTACTAACTTCAGTCCAACTTGAACCATTCCAAATCTCTGTGTCCTCTGTTGTTCCTGTTGGCGTACCTGGGGTAGCATAACCTCCAAAAACCATTGAGTCTGTTGCTGTTCCAGCTCCTGCAAAATAAGATCTACCGGTATTGATACCTGATGCCGATGCCCAAGTTCCAACTGGTTGACCACCATCTTTAATAGCTTTAAATTGTCCTGATGTTGAATTGTAATACATTTGTCCAACGATTGCGTCTGAGTATCCAGCTGCGGGTGCAGTTGGCGGGATGCCAGAGAAAGCCCATTCTTCTGTTAAATTTGAAACAGCAACTGATGGAGTTTCTCCTCCAAAAGCTATAGCTGAAGTATTTGATCCTGTTCCTCCTAAAGCGTGTCTAGCAGTAGATAAATCATTAACTTCAGTCCAAACAGAACCATTCCAATCTTCAGTTGCTGCTGTATTTGGTGGTCCTCCTGCAATTGCTAAAGATGCATTTTGCACTTGTGAAGCACCAGCTAAACGAAATCTTGCTGTATTTAAATCTGCTACTTCAGTCCAAGCAGAACCATTCCAAATTTCTGTAGCTCCTGTTGCTACAGTTGTTTCTCCTGCAAAAGCTAAACCATCTGTCTGAGTTCCCCCTCCAGATAAACCATTTCTAGCTGTATTTAAATCTGCAAGTTCTGTCCAAGTTGAACCGTTCCAAGATTCATTATTTGCTATGTCTGCTCCTCCTGGATTTTCACCACCAAAACATAAAGCTGCTGTCTGGGTACCAGATGCTCCTGCTCTATATCTTACAGTGGATAAATCATTAACCTCTGTCCAATTAGTTCCATCCCAAGTTTCTGTATTACCTACTCTAGCTGTTGTTATGCCAGCATAAACAATCCCTGAAGTACTTGTTCCTCTCCCATTTAAACCATATCTTCCACTATTTAAATCATTAAGTTCTGTCCAACTAGTTCCATTATATGATTCATTGTTTGCAATAGCTGCTGTTCCACTAAAACCTCCAACTGCTAAAGCACTTGAATTTGTTGTTCCTATTCCTGCAGGATATATTCTACTGGTATTTAAAGCTGCTCCACTAGCCCAAGTTCCTTGATAAGGATCATTTGTTTTTGCTTGTGCAAAAGGTACGGGATCTGATGATAGGTTTTGTATTGGAAAACCACTGAATGTTTTTAAATTAGCCATCGGATTATTTATCCTTTAGCAGCCAACCTTGTGTACCATCAGTATATACTAGAGTTAAACCAGCTCTTTCTATGCTTACAGTTAAGCTTGCTGCAGTTCCCATTATCTTCTCTGAGCCATTTGGTGCAATCGTTAAATTGTTTGTATCAAATGTTCCAGCATAATCAATAAATGTAATTTCATCACCTAACGTTCCTGCTGGTAATGTTGCTGTGAAAGCCGCTGATGATGTATTACAAAAATATCCTTCTCCTGCTACTGCAGTAAAGCCTGAAGTTTTAACAGCTTGGTATGATGTACCACCTGATACTTCAGCAAAAGATAATTGACCAACACCCGTTGTTCCCGAACCAGAAACTGATGCAACTTTTAAAAATCTATCTGCTGTAACGTTTCCTGTTGGAAATTTTAATGTGTATGATTGACCAGCTGAGTGTGGTGGTGATTGTAATTTAATACCATGTGAGTTTGATTCACAATTTAAAATAACTGTACCAGGATTTGTGTTACCACCTACTTCAACAGCACCTGTACCGTTTGGATATAAATTTAAATCTCTGTTTGAAACTGTAATAATTTGTTGATTGTTTGTATCTAAGTTACCACCAAGTTGAGGTGATGTATCATCTACAACATCTCCACCTGTTTGAATTTGAATAATGTCAGGATTCGTTCCATCATTTGCTGTTGCAAAAAGAATCGCTGTTCCTTTATTTGTTGTTGCAAAAGTAAATGTATCACCACTTCCTGATACATATTTAAACTGAACTGTGTAAGTTCCTGATGTTGAATTTTTTAAAATGTAAAAGTTTTCTACGTCTAATGGTATTGTTACAACTTGATTTCCTGTAATAGTACCTGTGAACTCAATCATTCTAGCTTGAGCTGTTCCTGTTAATGCACCATCTGCAACTGTTAAAGCTGTGGTTTGTGCTCCACCTGCAATTGATACTGCCTTATATCCACCGAGAATCTGTTCGATAAGATCTAAGTTAGCGTTTGTTTTTGTTCCCCATGTACCGGCATTTTCGCCAGTAGCCATTTTTTCTATACCAAGTGGTGTATATGTTGATGCCATAATTTTCCTATGCTGCCTCTACGTCGTTATAACTTGTATTTGATCCAGTTGCAACACTCGAATAGCTAGTATTTGAGCCCGTTGAAACATTACTATAATTCGTATTATTGCCTGTGTCAACATCTTGATAATGAATAATAAATGGTGCTCCTAGTGTAGAAGTTATTGATAAACCAGTTAAACCAACTACTTGATCTTTAGGATCTATAGTTCCAACAGAAGCACTAAAAGATACTCCTGATAATCCCATAACTTGATCTGAAGGATCTATTGATCCAGCAGTCATGGTAGAAGATACACCTGTTAACGGAACAGCTACTGAACCTGTTCCTTCTATTTGACCTAAAGCAAATTCTGCTTCTAATCCACCTAAAGTTACATCTTCATTTGGTGCAACTGCTGTGCCTTGAGATGATGTAATTTCTAAACCCGTAGGTAGAACTAATGTTCCAACAAAAGCTATTGGAGTACCTAATGTAGCACTCATAGATATACCTGTTGGACTTACATCTTCGTTTGGTGCAACTGCTGTACCTTGTGTTGATGTAATTATTTGACTTGTTAATCCTACGATTTGATCAGCAGGATCTATAACACCAATTGCTGATGTAATGGATTGACCTGTAATACTTGGTGTAACAGCAATATCAATTGTTAATGAACCTGGCTGCGCTGTAAATTGTGAACCTGCAACATCAAACTCTGCACTAATAACATTTGTAATTGAACCAACATTAAATGTTGAAGACACTCCTGTTAAAGAAATAGAAGCTGTTCCTGATAAAGTTAATGATCCAACACTTGAAGATATTGATTGACCTGTAAGAGTTACAGTTTCATCTGCAAGATTTCCCCACTCACCAGAACCCCAAGATTTAGCACCCCAACCTGTTGCAAGTAATTCATCCTCGCCCCAGTAAGCTTGGCCCCAGGTAAATCTACCCCATCCAGCCATTCTTTACTCCTATGCTAATCTTATGATCGCGTTCGATGCGTCTGCTGTTGGAAACTGAATTGTGAAAGTTCCGTTTGTAGCTGTTTTATCAGAGCCAAAAGCAATTACAGCAACAGCATCAGTAGTGCTTGTACCACCGTCTGTTGTTGTGTTGTAAATTAATGCGCCGTTAGCTGTGAAAGAAGCTGATGTGTAAGACACATCAGAAAAATCTGTGAAAGCTGTTGTTGAAGATAAAGAAACACCTGAGTTTGTTAATGCAGCACCACCTGCTGTATAAGCAGATCCAGCCGTGTTTGTAATTTCTTCAGATGTAGAATAGTCAGTTGTTGCTGCCCCTAAACTTGCGTCTGAATCATATAATGCAATTTTAAAAGTGTCACCACCTGATGAATCGAAATCGTGTTTACCTTGTAAAAGTTCTTGTTTGAAACTTGAACATATTGCTGATGATATTGCCATAATTTAATCTCCTCTTTTACGGTGATGGTGAAGGTACAGGTATCCTAACCGTTCCATCAGTGTAATCGTCTCGTTTACGTCTACCTAATTGTTCAGAAGCAAACTTCTGTACTTCTTCTTTATACTTATTTTCATATAGTGTCAACATATCTGCTGGACCTTTTAAGAAACCATAAGCCTCTACTAAACAAGCATATAACAAGCCATTTCCAAAGTATTGACTTACATAAGTTGTAGTATTTGATCCAGATAATCCTGTTGGAATAGCTTCATAATGAATTTTAAATACATAAGTTGAATCAGGAGCAGGAGCTAAAAATAATCTTCCAGATGTTGTATCTGATACTCCAGTAGCACCACCAAACATAGCATAATATTTTGGCTTCCCTGTAGATGTTTCAGCAGGAATATATTCTTGTAAATAAGTTTCGTCTTTTTTTTCTAACCAAGTATTTGTTCCTGTAGAAGCAGATGTAGAATCATAAACTTGTACACCTTTAACAAATAAAGTTTTTGCTGGTACGTTTATTGTTGTTTGACCTGTAACTAAATTACCTGTTGATTGTTTTTTATAAGCATCAAGAGGAACATCTCTTAAAATTCTCATTTCAGCATTATCAATAAACTGATCTGTGATAGTAGACGTTAATACATTAGTATCTACTTCTGTATAATTTTGAATTGCTGTTGTTAATGTTGCGTATGTAAATCCTGCCATTAGCTACTAATTGTGATTGGTCCTATCGAACAACCACTTCCTCCTCCTGTTATATTTCCTACTGTAGCCGTATCTGTATCTACAGTAAAGAAGAAATAATTTTCAACTGCATAATCAGAACTTACTCTAGCGTCGTTTTGATATAAACCTGTTGTAATCGCATAGCCTGCAGCTTTTGCAATATTGGCTCCTGTTATACCATCAAAATTTTGAGGATTATTATAAGATGCAGTTGCTGTCGTTGCTCCTCTAAATCTGTAAGTAGTTCCGTTTGTTAAACCATGTCCGGGTGAAAAAATATTAATTATTCTTGACCCTGCTTCATAAGTTGTAAATGGATTTTCAGGTAAAATAACTGTTGTTGCAGGTTCTGTTCTTGCAGGTCTAGCTTGTTGTAAACCTTGAGGGTCTCCTCCATGAGGTCTTGGGTCTAATTGAGGTTGTTTTGGTTCATATTCGGAAATATGAACTTTAGATCCGTTCCATTCTGTAACCATTTCTTTATAAGGAAATGCTTGACCAGAACGGTCAGAAATAAATTGTGCGTATTTTCCTCTGGCAAAATTAGACATTTGGGTAATATGCTTTTGGTGTTATATAAGAACTTGATGGTGAACCATCCTCTTGTAAAGCTCTTTGTAATTCATCTTCGTATAATAACTTCATTTGTTGAGTTAACTCAGGTTTAAATTTCTGTGATAGATAATAAGTTAATCCTGATGCCATACAAGGTACAAATCTATAAGGTACATCAGTAGCGTTTGTGTAATCCCCTACATCTTGAATTCTTTTTACATAATAAAAATTAACAAAGTTACCTGCTTCACTTGATCCTGGTGTTTGATATAAAGTCATTGTAACACGGTCAATGAACCTTTGAACAAAATATTGTGAAGGCACACCTTCAGATCCTTTGTTA